CAAGATACAAGCCGGAACCAGAGAGTTTATCGGACAAAAGGAAGCACATATCCGCTTTGGACGGCAGAATGTGGAGCGATGGGTCTCGGAAGGTACTTTACAGCGTTACAAACGGCCGGGCAAAATCGAATACAGGTTGGAAGACTTGTATAAATGCGCCCTGGATCCATACGATTACTAAATGAATTATTAACACGGCAAGGCACTCCAGGTAAAGGGTTATCGGAGGATGTTTACAATATAAATCCAACTCGCTATTTCAAAGACAAGTAAACGGCTTTTGCCAATTAATCATTGATGTATGAAAACAAATTACTGGAAACTCGCTCAAGTAGCGAGGTGGGGATTTTACATCCTGTTTGGAACGCTTGCCATACTTGGTATTATCGCTATTTGCTTGGGGTATTTCCAGCATATAGTTACGGCATCCGGTTGCGTGGCAATGGTTTACACGATAAAGAAACATTGGTAATTAATTTTTAAACAATAGAATCATGTCAAATCAAATTCAAATTAAAGTAGCTGAACTAAATCAGCTAAATCCGCTCATGATAGCGGATGACAG